GGGCTTAGTGTCGTGAAGGGCGGGCGGGCGTAAGTGTGGCGGGCAAGGCCGCTGGTGGAGCTCGCCGCCGTAAGCCTGTTGTTAAGGCTGGAGCGGCCAGTGAAGACTTTGTTAGCGATGGCCCACGAGTTGCAGCGTGGCTTAGGGCGTATGTAAGGCACACGAAGGGCGTTCACGCCGGGCAGCCGTTGGAGCTTGAGGCGTGGCAAACGGATTTCGTAAACGAGCTGTACCGCCTCGATGCTAATGGCAAGCGCGTTTACACGAACTGCATGTTGTTGCTGCCGCGTAAGAATGGCAAGAGCACGTTGGCTGCAGGTTTGGCCCTGTACCAACTGTGCGCTGATGGCGAGAGCAGCCCGGAGGTTTACCTTTCAGCGAACTCGCGTGAGCAAGCAGGCGCCGTGTTCAGGCAGATGCGCGACTGTGTGTTGACCAGTCCGATGCTTGGCGATTGGGTTACGCCGATGCGTTCTCATCTTGAGTGCCCTTCGAACATGGGCATCGCAAGGGTCACTTCAGCTGACGGTTCAAAAAGCGTGCACGGCACGAACCCCAGCTTCGCGTGCCAAGACGAGCTGTGGGCTGCGAAGAGCATGGACTTGCTTGAAGCGCTGGTGTCCGGTGCGGGCGCTCGATCAGAACCGTTGACCGTCATTATCAGCACTGTTGGGCATGACCGCTCAAGTCCCCTGGGGGAGATGCACAAGAAGTTGTACCACTTGCCCGAAGAGATGCGCGAGGTGCGCAACGACGGGTTCTTGACGATTGGCCGGGACTTGAAAGCCGGGTTTCTTTACTGGTGTTACGGCCCGCCGCTTGACCCGGCTGATTGGCGTTACACAGCTGACCTTGACGACCCGACCGTGTGGCGCAAGGCAAATCCAGCGTCGTGGATTACTGACGAGTTCTTGGAGAAGCAGCACGCTTCACCGTCAATGAGGTCGTCGGAGTTTCAACGGTTCATGGTGAATGCTTGGGCTGAGGCTGAGGATTACTGGCTGCCACAAGGGTCATGGTCAAATGGTCGTGATGGGTTCGTGCCGATCGAGGACGGGGCCACGGTCACGTTGGGCGTTGACTTGGGACTCAGGCGCGACCGCTCGAGCGTCGTGCTTGTTCGCAGGCGTGAGGTTGAGGGCGAGATGCACTTCGATGTCATGGCCCGCGTCTGGGAGCCGCCTGTTGCTGAGGGCGTCAACTTCGATGTCAACGAACTCAGGGAATACATCAAAGATTGCTGCAGGCGCTTTGACGTTGAACGAGTCGGATTCGACCCGTGGCGCTTGAGTGAAACATCGGATGCGTTGCTTGACGAGGGCATTCCAATGACTTCGTTCAGCATGGGTTGGGAGCGTTCCGCTCCAGCGTCTGAAGCGCTCTATGACGCGATTGTGTCGGGCAGGATGCACCACGACGGTGACCCCGTGCTTGCAGCGCACGTCGCAGCTGGTGCAACGACCACTTCGGAGCGTGGTTGGCGCATAACTAAGCGCAAGGCCACTGAACCCGTCGATGGACTTATCGCCTTGATGATCGCGCATAGCGAGTGCATGGCCGCCATCGGCCAGGGCGCGAACAGCATTTACGAGCAGCGCGATCTAATCACGCTCTAACGAAGGGAACCCATTGGGATTGTTTGACCGTTGGACAGCGCGCAGCGCAGTCCCTGTCGAGTTCGTCAACGACGACACTTTGATTTTGGGCTCAACGTATTCGGGTGAGAACGTTTCGCCAAAAACGAGTGTGCAGCTTGTGCCCGTTTGGGCTGCAGTGCAGCTCGTAGCTGGTGCTGTTGGTTCGTTGCCTTTGAAGGTTTATCGGACGGATAGTGACGGTTCAAGGGTTGAAACACCGTCGCATCGAGCAGCGAAGTTGCTGGCGTTCCCGAACCAGTACATGGCCGGTGATGAAATGGTTGAGCAGATCGTCTTGTCACTGTTGCTGTGGGGCAACGCTTTTGTTTTGAAGATCAAGTCAAGCAACGGTGTTGTTGAGCTTTGGCCTCTTGATCCGAGTCGAGTGAAGGTCACGCGATCCAGTGAGGGCTATCCCTTGTACGTCGTGGATGGCAAGAAAGGCCCGTACACGCAATCAACGATCTTGCACATTCGCGGCTTGAGCTTTGATGGTCTTGTTGGCTTGAGCCCAATTCAAATGGCACGTCAGGGTTTGGGCACTTATGCTGCCGCAGCTAAGTATCAGGGGCGATTTTGGAAGAACAACGCGACGCCTGGCGGAGTGTTGACGCACCCGTCAAGGCTTAGCCCTGATGCCGCTGAGCGCCTTCGGGCCCAGTGGAATGCGGCGCATCGCGGCGACCAAGCCAACTCAACGGCGATTCTTGAGGAGGGCATGAGTTACCAACCGTTGAGTTTGCCGTTGAGTGATTCGAAGCTGCTTGAGGCAATGGATGCGAGTGTCGTCGATGTGGCTCGGTTGTTTCAGGTGCCGAGCGCAATGCTGCAGACAAGTGTGGCGGGGCAGTCAATGCAGTACAGCAGCACGGAAATGGAGTACCAGCATTTCTTGCGCTTTACGTTGCGGCGTTGGTTGTCGCGCATTGAGAAGAGCCTTATGCGTGACGCTGACATCTTTTTGAACTCCGGGTTGGGGTCAAAGTTCACGGCATCGTTTGATGCAACTGACTTGACTCGCGGTGACACGAAGACGATTGCTGACATAAACATTGCCTTGTTCAAGGAAGGCATTGTGACCCGCGATGAAGTGCGGGCCGAGCTTGGTCGCGCACCGATTGACGTTTTAGTTGACACGCCAGTTGGCGAGGTCGTGAACCCGGTTGGAGATGCGCCTAGTGCGTGACGACATGGAGGACACCATGAAGGTTGAGCAGAGAGTCATTTCAGCTAGTGATCTTCGGGAAGACCCGAATCTTCTGGCCGAGTTGCGCGACGGAGCTGACGTGGTTGAGCGTCGTATTGCGCCGGCTACAACTGAGCTTCGTGCTGCAGGTGACGGTTCGTGGACGCTCACGGGTCTTGCGGCTGTTTACGAGAACGAAAGCCAAGACCTCGGGAACTTTCGGGAGGTCATTAAACGCGGCGCGTTTAGGCGCGTGTTGAAGCAGGACGGCCTCGACGTGCGGTGTTTGTTCAACCACGATCAGAACCTCGTGTTGGGGCGTACTCCCGCGACGTTGATGTTGCGTGAAGATCCACGCGGCCTTGTTTACGAGGTCAACGTTGCACCAACGACTGCCGGGAATGATTTGCGCGTCCTGCTGGAGCGCGGTGACGTTACTCAGTCATCGTTTGCTTTCAAGGTCGGAGCGCAGGAATGGTCAGAGGCCGACGATGGCACTTTGATTCGCACGATTACGGATTTCGCTGACCTGCTTGATGTCAGCCCAGTTACCTTCCCGGCATACCGGGAAACGAGCGCTGAGAGCGTTCCAAATCAAGTTTCAAACGACGAAACAGTCGTTTCAAGAGATTCGTCAACAAGCGAATTGGAGCAAGGGGGCGAGGGCACCGTCGAGCAGCCCGCACCCCAGGCCGATTCGCAGCCTCGGCGGGCTGACGAAACAGGCGCGCACCGTCACAGGTCGCGTCGTCTTCGACTGCGCGAAAAGCGCGCAGCGTAAACCAAACAAAGGAGAGATCGTGTCAATCGACAAGATCACAAACCTGCGTGGCAAGGCTGCACATCAGCTCGCCGAGCTTCGCCGGGTCATTGAAGAAAACGAAGTGCTCACCGCTGAACAGGCGCAAGAGTTCGATCGTCGTGAAGCAGAGCTTGACGCCACGAACGAAACCATTGTTCGCCTTGAGAAGATTGAGGGCATTGCTCCCGCGCCACAGTTCGCTGAGGCTCGCAGCATCGCTCTTGGTGACGGCGAGGACGTAAGCATTGACGAGGGCGTTGAGGTCGTTGAGAAGCGCGACACAATGCAGGCGTTTGGTGATTGGATGCGTTCGCGTGGCACTGACGTTGAAGCTCGCTCAACAATGGTCACTGCTACTTCGGGCCGTGGTTCGCAGTGGGTTCCGCAGGAGTGGAGCAATCAGCTCATTCAGTCGCTTGTCCTTCAGACAGCGCTGTTTGATGTCGCTCAGGTGCTGGACACTGAGGACGGCACTACCCTGAACCTCCCAGCGTCAACTGCTGATGAGGCAACGGCACTGGTAGCTCAGGAAGGTTCGTACACGACTCCGAACCCAACAACCGCATCAATCACTTTGAGCGCGTACAAGTACGGGCACATCGTGAAGGTGTCGGAGGAGCTGTTGGCTGATTCAATCATCGACATTGCAGCCTACGTGCGCAATCAG